AAGCTCGTGTCTATCCTAATCATGTGAACGTAATTTCAAAGTCGATGCAACGTGCCGTACCCGCGGCATAAAAAGAGGCCGTCTCAAGGAAGATGTCGACCGAAGGGTAGGAGCCTACCGTGATGACTCCGCTCATCAATAGTTCTGCCTCCTCGTCGACGGGCAAACCATAGCCCGGTACACTATACGTGCTTGCTTGGGGAAGAGGAAATACAGGCGAGCCCGAAAAAACGGCTCTCATGCGACAGTCGAAAATGTCGTTGACTACGGCAGGGGTAACTCCAAATTTTGCTGTAAATGCAATCGACGTCCCCGTACTTAATCCCGACACCTGAAGCGAGTTCAATACCGAGTTGTACAGGATGGAAAACGACCCCGCTGGAGTCACCGTAGCGACAGGAGAATATTTGACAGAGATGTATGAATTGGGCCACTCTCCGATGTCTGACGTGCTCGTGTTTCCCGTCCAGATGACCGAGGCCACGGCACTACCTCCTACGACAGTCTTATTTATCCATCCTGCCCCATCGTAGTATAGGAGCTGACCCGCTGTGAGGGCCGTCTCGGTTACGTCACCGAGGTCTCCGATGTTTTGTACGAGCGTGGGCTTGTTGAGGATTTCCGCGTCGCCTGAAACAGCGTTCCAGTCTGCGTTGACGTTGACTTCGGCACCTGCTTCGATGCCTGTGAGCTTGGTGCGCTCTGCATCGGTAATAATGGCCCCCGAACCCGCGCTTGTTACGTCGCTCAAGTCGGTCACACTACCTTTTTGCTGAACTCCCGACCAGTTAACAAAGAGGGCTGTATTGGACGTTTGTGAGCTGTTGACATTGAGCGTAGATGCAGGAACGTTCACCCACGCATTTGATGCGCTCAAATACTGCAATACGTCGAGGTTGTTTAGAGGCAAAATAGCGCCAAGGCCAACATCGCTCAACGATTGGATAGTGCCGTCCGTTGCCACGTCAGCGAGGAGGGTAGGAGTAGCCACCTTCGAGGCGTTACCAATCCAAGCGTATCCCGTCTCGATGTTAGGTACGTCGTTTGTACGCCCGGAGCCATATACGATACCCGATCCCGCTGATGCGCTCGACTTGACTACTACGCCCAGATTCTGGATGAGGTTGTCGCCCGTCGGCTTGACGTTGGTATACCCTCCCGTCTCCCCGACGTAGATGATGTCTCCCGAGCTGAAGGACGAGGTGTCGACGTTCTGAATCAACCCCACCACGATGGCTTCGCCTTCCGCTTCGTCGTCGAGCTCTTCGTTCAAGACCAAGGTGGCGGGCATAGCCGAAGGCGTGTCGGCTCGTGCGGCAATCACCTCCACTTGTTGACCCGCAGAAACGGGGGTCACCGCGTGGACGGGAGTACCCTTGGGCAATGTGCCTCCCGATACGTTCTTGGCCGTCACTACGATGCGCGTCGCGTCGGCTACCGCTCCGCTTGTGGCGGCTGTGATGCGTCCGAAGGTGTCGACGGTGATGTTGGCCGCGGTATAGCTTCCTGCCGTAACCCCGCTCGTATCGAGGCTGATGACAGGCGTCGTACCTCCCGTGCTTGAGAGAGGCGCGTCAGCCCCTACCGAGGATACAGCCCCAGCCGCGAAGTCCAGGGTGATAACACCGTCTCCGTCGTCGGTTAGCGATCCGTTGGGTACGTTGATAGTAGCCACCGAGAGTACGTCGGGGCTTCCGTCGAGCTCTTTGACGCGGAGCAGCCCACGAGATTTGTACGCCGTAGGAGGGGTGCCGTCGGGTTCTACTCCTGTGATTGGGGCGTTGCATGAGTCGTAGGCGTAGGGGACGGAGATAGCGATGTCGAGGAGACACCCTGCGAGGGCGTTAGAGTTCTCCTCTTCCAATGGAGTCACCGAAGCATTTACGAGGTCGTATTTGTATCCAAACTGGAAGATGTTACCTCCGTTCTGGATGTCGGCAAGGATGTCCTCTGCTACCTGCTCTGCGTCCGAGATGCTTTCCTTTTGAAAGCCTACCTTGTCGGCCTCGCTAGGAGGAAGAGAAAGGATATACACCTCCAAGTTGTAGGTCTTGGCCTTGGGGCTGTTGTAGTCCCCTCCCGTATACACCAGGTGGAGGAGGGGGTACTGCTCGAACTTGTCGAGGTCTACGTCAGCCGGAGAGCCATAGGAGAACGTCTTGAGGAAGTAGTGATTGTCTACGAACTCTTGGAACTTGGAGACGATGTTATTAAAGGTGATCATTTGGCTTCTGTCTTTCTCTTGTATTCGAGGTCTTTCAGGAAGGCGAGGTGCGTGAAGACGTGGCCGACCGTGAGCCGCGTGACTGCATCAATTTTGAGAACGTCCTCACCAGCCAGCGAGAAGAGTGCAGGATACCATCCCCACTTGGAATAGAATGGATCGCCTGAATCGCCTTCTCCGTCAAAGAGGACTTCAAAGTGCTCAGCAGTTCGCGCTCGGTAGTCCAAAAAAAAAGCAGGGCACCAGCCACGGCGGGAGCGGGCATATCGAGGAAAGGCGTCGCGTCCTCCTTGGCCGTATAGTCCTCGATGGCGTACTTGTCTCCCCACTTCTGCGTGATGGGTCGGTAGAGGATAGCCATAGCCTTGTCAGCCGTCTTCCAGAAGTCCTTGGTGTACGTCTCCATATCAATCCACTCACCCGCGCTAAATGCTTCCCAGTCGGGGATGAAGCCGTACTCTACCCCGTCGAGGGTGATGGTCTTCTCGTGCTTGGACACTTCGCGAGCGAGCAGGGAGTCGATGTGGTTGGAGGCTTCTACGAGGAGGGCCTGCGGCATCTTGCGGAGCTCGGCGAAAGGTTTGCCCGTGACGACTTGTACCCTCTTGATCGGGTCGTCTGTCGTCTCCAGCACCTGGAGGTGTCGCAGGGTGAGGTCGGAGTAATTGGCGGGAAGGCGTAGCTCCATATTCTTATAAGTTGAAAAGGTGGGTTTTCTGAAGTTATCCGAGGGCATACTTCCCGAAGTTCGGGTTCGTCTGGTTCCACGTTATGGCGTAGCGGCTGGCGTCTACGAAGTGATTAAAGGCGTCCACGGGCTCGTTCAGTTGGCGACCGTTCTTGTCCTCCTTGTACTTGTAGTTCCGCAGCTCCTTGATTCCGTTCACGCTGCGCTCTGTGATAAGGAGAGGACGGGAGCGCAGAAAGTCGATACCACTCCGCACCGAGTCGGGTCCCTTCCTTGCGGGGTGGATGTTGAATCCGTGGCCGTGTATCTCGTCAATCGACTTGGGCTCTGCTGAGTCTGCCACGATCATAGCCTTGCCTATCTCGGCATCTCGTAAGGTTTGGGCGATGGCGGAGTTGGTGAGGCCCGTCGCATAGCACACCTCGTCCAGACAGAATCCGTGGCCGTCGGTGTAGACCTTCACAATCGCGGTGGGGTCGTTGGTGTATCCGAAGTCGAGTCCAAGGGTAAGGAGCTTCCATCCGTCGGGCACTTGGGGTACTGTCTTCCAATGCGTGAGAATAGTGGCGCGGGAGACGCCACGTTCCCCGAGTCCGTACACCCTCCAGTAGTCGGGGTCGGCTTCTTGTAGTCGCTCAATCTCTTGAATGGTGGACGCGGGGAGGAAGGGGTTGTCCTTGTAGGTTGTTTGGAAGAACTCATGGTCGTCGCGGGTGAGAACGTGGTCGTATATCCAATGGAACTCGTCGGAGGGGTTGTAGTCGATGATGGCTCTCCCGGTTGTGCGGAGCATAAGCTGCCGCCAATCTTCGAGGGTGAGCTCGTTGGCTTCGTTCACAAAGAGGATGTCTCTCTTGCGTCCCCTGACCTTCTGGGGCTGGTCAACCGAGATGAACTCCACGAGGTTTCCAAAGAGGATGTACGTCGCTTCGCTCTTGTTGTGGAGCTCTACGTTGTAGATATCCTCCCGTTCGAGTATCTCAAAAAAGTCCCGCATAACCGACGCCCTGATCGCGGGGAAGGTCTTGCGGGCGATGGTGATGACGGCCCCGGCATTCTCGTTGCGGTGGCACAGCTCGATGAGAGCCGTGAGGATGGAGTATGTCTTCCCGCTCCGCGTGCCTCCTTGGTGTACTTGGACCTTGGCGGGCGAGTTTTTGACGTGGTAGTATGTGGCGGGCTGTCTCAACTCACGGTGGAGTCGTCACCCGTAAACCACGACAGCGGCTTCTTCTCGGCTACCTCAATCTCTTGTCGCTCGATGTATCCTCGGACCTTGCCTTTGGTCTTCAGGAAGAAGATGGTGGCGGCTGGGTTGCCTTCCTTGATGAGCTTGTGGAGGTGTGATTCTGCGAAGTCGAGCACCCGCCCATCGATAGCTTGGACGGCCTGCTTGTAGTCGGGGTCATCCTTCATCCATTGATAGTGGGTAGTCCTCCCGATGCCTACCGCATTGCAGGCTGTCGTCACGATGCCCAGCGAACGCTCCAAGGCTTCGAGCATCTGGTCTTTTTTGGTGTTCGTCCTGTTCTGTTTTACTGCTTCCATAGCTCTGCCTTTTTACCTGTGAAGTCCTCCCATCGCTTGACGATGACGTCGCAGTATTTGGGGTCGAGTTCCATGCCGTAGCATTTGCGCCCCGTCTTTTCCGCCGCAATAAATGCCGAACCGCCACCCGCGAATGGGTCGACGATGTTTTCCGACTCTACTTGCCGCAGTAGCGTTTCAAGTAATTCGACCGGCTTAGGTGTTGCGTGTTCGGCTTCTCTGTCCCTCTTGCATTGTATAACGTTTGGGGTTTTTCCGTCGCCAATTTTCCCGGCCAACCTTGACCCAAACAAACACAACTCGTGTTGATTTCTAAAGGGCATGCCCATGCCCATCTGTACCTTGTCCCAAACAATCATATTTCGCACTCGGTAGCCGTTGCCCTCTGATAAATCGAAGTTATTTATCCACATCTTCCAATCGCAAAAGACAAAAATCGTGTGCGCTGATTTGAATTGCGAAAGCACCGCACTCATTAGGCGTTCATAGCCCCGCGTGGAAAGGTTGTCATTTTCAATTTTCTTTTGACCTCTTGCGCCAATGCTTCCGGAGGTTTTCCCGCTTTCTTGAAATCCGCCTGAAGAATAAGGTGGGTCGGTCAAAATAATTTCGGGCTCGGTTCCATTCATAAGCAATGCAACATGCTCGGCTTTCGTAGAGTCCCCACACAGTAAGCGGTGGTCTCCTAATATCCAAAGGTCGCCGGGTTTGGTGGTTGGCTCCTCCGGTACTTCGGGCACGTCGTCGGGGTCGGTGAGTCCTTCGGTTGGTTCATCTTCAAACGGGATGTCCAAGCCCCAGTCGTCGAGTTCTTCGGCGTCCCATTCGTTGGCGAGCGTATCCCAGTCCCACTCCCCGAAGGCGAGGTTATCCTTGATGATGAACTCCTTGTGCTTGGCTTCCTCCCATGTGGCGACGTAGACGGGCACCTCGGTAAGCCCTGCAAGCTGGGCGGCCTTCAGTCTCATGTTACCCCCCAAGACCACGAAGTCGGGGTCTACTACGATGGGACGTGCTTCGAGCATCTCGGGAAACTCCCGAAGGCTCTTCACGAGCTTGTCGAGTTGGTCCTTGCGAATGGCCCGAGGGTTATTCGGATTCGTCCTCAGCTTCTTGATCGCGGTACTGGTCGGCTGCATTGAGTATGTTTCGTAGTGTTTCTCGTATGTGGTAGTCATTGACGGCAAGGTTGAGAAGTATCTCCCAGCTCTCCACGTCTTTG